GATAGAAATGATGGTATTCAAAAGAGAGGGGCTTATGAAGAAGTTTGGCCCTAACCAAGAAGATCATTTTTTATATGCGAGGTACTTCTAATGGGATTTTTGTTTGGTGGTGGCGGTGGCCCCAGTGATGAAGAGAGACAACAACGGCAGAAAACAGAAGAGCGAACACAAGCACAAGAAGAGAAAGTGCAACGACAGGAAATTCAAGAGAGACGCAAGATAAACCAGCGTATGCGAAAGATGAAAACTGGTGGCATGAGCCAGTTGCTGGGCGATAGAGAAGAGCCTACACAAGGTAACCCTGTACAAGTTCAGAGGACGTTAGGGCCAGATAGAAACCCACGATAATGAGAAAGTATTTACGCAACCCAAGAAAGAAGGAGATGAGCGATGCCTATGGTAAGTTACAAGACGAAGGAAGGAACGAAGAAGAAGAAGTTCAAGTACAGCAAGAAGGGAGTAGCGGAGGCCAAAAAGATGGCGAAACAGACCGGGGGGAAGATAAAGGTCAATAAAAGCTACGCATGAGACTTGATGTCACCACATTAAAAAGCCGTTTCAAAAAGGCTATGGCTCACAAGGATGAGTGGCGGTCTATCTACGAAGATGCCTATCGGTATGTCTTGCCTAATAGAAACCTCTATGATGGCAACTACGAAACCACCTCCCCAAAAAATGATAAGATGAACCGGGTGTATGATAGTACAGCAATACACTCAACCCAGCGATTTGCTAATAGACTACAGTCCGGGGTGTTCCCAACACAGAGACACTGGTGCCGGCTAGTTCCCGGTGAGGAGATACCACCAGAGAGACACATAGAGATACAGCGTGTGCTGGATGGATATGCCGATAAGATGTTCGATGTTATGCGTCAATCTAATTTTGACATGGCGATGGGCGAGTTCCTGCTAGAGCTAGCTATCGGAACGGCTGTCATGATCATCCAACCGGGTGACGAGTTACAGCCCATTCGTTATACAGCCGTTCCGTCTTTTTTGATAGCCTATGATGAGGGGCCGTTTGGCACAGTCGATAAGGTGTATAGAAACCACAGGATACCCTTTGTAGCCCTTGACCAAGAGTTTACGGATGCCAACATCCCGGAACAGCTCAAACAAAAGTATGATGGCAGACCAGATGAAAAGATAGACCTCTATGAGATTACTTGTTACGACAAGGACGAGGGTATCTACCACTATCATGTCATAACCAAAGAGGGCGATGATGAGCTAGTCTATAGACGTATGAACTCTTTTCCTTGGATAGTATCACGATATATGAAAGCCAGTGGTGAGAAGTATGGAAGAGGCCCGGTGCTGACGGCACTACACGATATAAAGACGTTGAATAAACTTAAAGAGTATCACCTCAAAAATGCCTCTCTTTCTATAGCCGGTGTATATACAGCAATGGATGATGGTGTTCTCAACCCAAATGCGGTGCGACTAGTGCCGGGAGCAATCATCCCGGTGGCTCGTAACGGTGGTAACCAAGGGGAAAGCCTCAAGCCCTTGCCCAGATCAGGAGATCCTCAACTATCGCAAATGTCACAACAAGACCTCGTGATGTCTATCAAGCAAATACTCATGGATGATATGTTGCCTCCCGATACATCGTCAGCCCGATCCGCTACCGAGATCTCTGCAAAGATGCAGATACTATCTGAAAATTTAGGTAGTAGCTTTGGTAGACTTATACAGGAAACAATGTACCCGGTGGTAAGACGAACACTTGAGGTGATGGATGAGCTGGGTATGATAGAGCTACCTCTTAGGGTAAATGGCCTACAAGTAAAGGTACAGCCAGTGGCTCCGATTGCTATGTCACAGAATATGGGTAAGGTGAACGAGATACTTCAATATATGCAGATAGCTCAGAGTATGGGGCCGGCAGGACAGCTTGCCGTCAAGCAGGAGGTATTGCTTGAATACATTGCCGATCAGTTAGCCATCCCGGCTGAAGTCAGGCTCTCACCGGAAGAACGACAACAGATACAGCAAATGCTGATGCAACAAGCCCAGCAAATGGCTCAACAACAAGGAATGATGGAAGGTGGCGGAGAACCAGAACAACCAGCTTGATGAGGATCTCTGGCCGGATGTCGGAGAGGATCCGCAAGCATCTCAAATGGATATGCTGTATGCGACTGTATTCAATACACCGGATGGCCTCAAGGTTCTTAAACATCTGGAGAGTACAACAACAAATCAACCGTGCTGGTTTCCCGGCAACGATCCAAGTCATGGATATTTCAGAGAGGGTCAAAACTCTTTAGTTAGGCAGATAAACAGTAGAATAAGGAGAGCAAAGAATGTCTGAAGAACAGCAAGAACAACAAGAAGAGCAACAGCCACAGGCTGAAAGCAATATGCAGAAACTAGCAGGAGAGGATCTTAATGCCCCGACAGAAGAAGAAAACTCGCACCTCCAGACCGATGCTGAGCCGGAGGGTGTTGATCCGGACGAGATTGAGTTCGTCAAACCGGAGTTCCTCCCGGAGAAGTTCTGGGATCCGGAGAACGGCACGAACGTAGAGAAACTATCAAAAGCGTATTCTGAGCTAGAGAAAAAGTTCTCACGAGGTGAACACAAAGCTCCAAAAGAGTATGACACATCCTTTCTTGGTGAGAATGTTCCGGAAGATGATGAGATGCTCAACAGCTATCTAGACAAGGCAAAACGCTATGGAATGTCTCAAGAAGACTTTCAAGAACTAGCGATGCAGTTTGTTGGTGCTGTAGAGGATGAGGCCCAGAGTGAGCAAGAGTTCATCGAAGAGCAAAAGAGAATGCTGGGTAATAATGCTGTCGAGCTTGTCCGGTCGAACTACGACTGGGCTAATGGTCTGCTCAGCAAGGGTGTTATTACACAAGCAGAGTTTGATGTGCTGGATCAAATGGGTGGAACGGCAGACGGTACCCGGCTACTCAGAAAGATACGCAACATATCCAGCCCCAAAGAACTACCCATTCCTTCTTTTACCGGGGAGAGAAAGACCAAAGAAGAGTTGGCTCAGTATGTTGCTGATCCTCGTTGGAAGAGCGATCCGGTATGGCGAAAGCAAAAAGAGCAAGAGTTCTACAACAACATCGCATAATTTTATCTTTACTCAATTTTCAAGATATGGTACTGGTGGATTGAGCGATAACTACATCTGTAGCCGTTCAATCACTTTGATTGGCGGATTTATTCCATAACCAAGAAAACACTAATGTTAATTTTTTTATGGAGCGATAGATGTCGAACAACAATATCAGTACAGCATTCGTCACTATCTTTGAAAGCGAAGTTCATCAGGCTTATCAGTCTGAGGCTAAACTTGCTGGAACCGTGAGAACCAGAGCAAACGTAGAAGGTTCAACCGTAAAGTTCCCAATCTTAGCCAAAGGCACAGCCTCTGTTCGTTCACCCGGAACTCAGGTCACCCCAGTTGGGGCTGATTTCAGCTCGGTTTCCGCAACAATGGTGGACTATTCTGCATCAGAGTACAGTGACATTTTTAACCAAGCGAAAGTAAACTTTGACGAAAGAGCAGAGCTTGCTGAGATGCTAGGAAAAGCCATAGCCAGACGAGAAGACCAAGTCGTTATTGATGCCTTGATCAACGCATCAGCCGGGTCAACCGTTGCTAATACTGTGGTTACTTCTGGTTCAGCGACTGCCTCTGACCTTAATGTCGGAAAGATTATTGAGGCTGGTAAACTACTCAACGCTAAGAACGTACCCTCAACCGAGAGATACCTCTTAGTCCATGCCAACTCAATGGCCTCCTTACTTGGAGATGAAAGAGCCGTTAGCTCAGATTTTATACAACTTCAAGCTCTGGCCAGAGGTGAGCTATCTCAATTCGCTGGATTTAATATAATTATGTTTGGTGACAGAGATGAGGGCGGTATTCCAATCGATGGATCAAATGACAGAACTTGTGTAGCGTTTCACAAATCTGCCATAGGTCTTGGTATCGGTATGCCAGCTAAAACAGAAATCAACTATATACCAGAGAGAACATCGTTTCTTGTGACTGCCATGTATTCGGCAGGAGCGATAGCGGTCGATGTCAACGGTATATGTGATGTAACTTGTAGGGAGAGCTAAGATGGCATTTGTTAGAAATGATTTCAATACCATCGGTGGACAGGCTAGAGCCGGAGTTACTCCAGCAATGTATGTCTATACCACAACCGAGGCTCACACCGCAGTTGATGCGTCAGGATACTTCAACGATCTATCCGACATTCTCAACGTAGGTGACATGATCATCGTTCACGGTTCAACCGGTGGCACAAGAACAGTCACAATGCATATAGTAGTCAGCAACGCATCAGGTGTTGTGGACGTATCCGATGGAACAACAATCGGAGCTGTATCAGACAGTGACTAATATTCTTGGGGGGTAGTTCCGACTGCCTCCCAAACCAAAAGGGGTTTGAATGGCAAGCACAGACACAGACGTATCTATTTGTTCTCAAGCCCTATTACTGCTCGGATCAACGAGTATATCCTCCTTTTCCGATGGAACTGCCCCGGCATCGATAGCCGGGGTTCTTTATCCAAAGGTCAAAGCTCAAACTCTTGGGATGTATCCTTGGAGTTTCTCTCTTACTAAAACACAGTTAGCTCAGTCAGCGTCCACTCCTTTGTCTTTCTGGCAGTATGCGTATGCTCTTCCGTCTGACATGGTCAATGGTGTTCCAAGAAAAGTATTTACCTCAAACAATACAAATGCACCAAACCTCACAGACTATGAGATCCAAGGCTCTGAACTACTTTCTCAAGAGCAAACTATCTATATAGATTACCAAAGAGATGTTGATGAGCCAGCGATGCCGGCATACTTTGTGCAGTTGCTTATCTATCAAATGGCATGG